TTCACCGCTGGCGTCGTGGTGATCCTCCTTTGATCCAGCTGATCGCGATCGGCGTGCTCGCCCTGGGCATGGTCACGTTCGTCGCCGGCGGGCTCCACAAGTACAACTCGGCGCTCGAGAAGGCCCAGCAGGCCGAGGCCAAGCTCGCGACCTGCAAGAGCGACTACGCAACGCTGGACGGCCGCGTCGGACAGCAGAACCAGGCGCTCGAGCAACTGCGCAAGGAGCGGGACGACGCGCAGAAACGGCGTGACGATGCCTTGGCCGCGGCCGGGAAGGCCGAAGCCGGACGCGCCGGCGAGCGCGCGCGCGCCGAGAACCTCGAGCGCAACTTCAAGGCCGTCGGGCCCTGCCCGGCGGACCAAGCGGTCAACGAGATCAAGAAGGGGCTGAAGTGATCAGAGCGCTGCTCGCGACATTGATGCTTGCGGCTTGCGCTGCTGCTCCTGCGCCGGGATCCGGAGTGCACACGGGCCGCGTAGTCGCCGCCCCTTCCGGATTCGTCGAATTGTGCGAGCGCGAACCATCGGCGCCGGAATGCGGCGAGCGCCAATGAATTGGCCCAACAACTGGCTCGTGCAGATGCTCCAGGTCAACTCCGAGGTCAATCGTCTGCCGTACGTGGGCGACGCCACGAAGTACGACAAGCCCGACTTCTGGAAGTCGATCGACGAGGCGGGCGAGGGCGACTGCGAGGACTTTGCGATCGCGAAGCTGCGCCGCTTGCGCGCGGCCGGCTGGCCCATCGAGGCGCTGCGGTTGGCTTGCTGTTACGTCGAGACCGACGAGTACCACGCCGTTCTGGTCGTCGACGCTCCGGAGGGAGCGGCCTTCATGCTCGACAATCGCCAAGCTGATCCGATTCCAGTAGCGTCGCTGCCGCTCATCGGCTACAGGCCCGACCGCATCCAAGCCATCGGCGGCGCGCAGGAATGGCGGGAGTGGTTGTTGTGAGGCAGGTGCTGCCTGTCGTCGTGTTGTTGCTGGCCGCGTGCGCCGAGTCGCCAACTCGCCAGGTGGATGCTGTGGAGATCCCGACCGGAACGCCGTGCCTTACGCGCGACAAGGTTCCGCAGAAGCCGCAGCTGGTCACGGATGCGGAGCTCAAGGCGATGCGGGCTGACACGTTCGTCGCAGCGCTGTATCACGATCGCCTAAAGCGCATCGACTACGAAGCCAAGCTCGAGGCGACGCTCGAGGGTTGCGTGGGAGCGAAGCCGATCCCGGCCCCGCTCACGCCAGCGCTGCAGCCCGAGCCGGCCAAGCCGCGTTGGCAGTTCTGGCGGTGAAGATCCTAGGCGTGCTCGTCGTCGTGGGCCTGATCATCTTCATCCTGATCATGGAGGTGCGGGCCACGAGGGCTGATCGCGCGCGTGACAGGCGCGATGGCTACAGGCGAACCGAGTGAAGCTGCAGACGCTAAAGCCGCGCGTGCCCATGCAGGCGGGTCGGTTCGCGCGGCCGGTCGACCCGAGCTCGTGGCGATCTGGGAAGGGCAGCACAGCACGCGGTTATGGATACGCGTGGCAGAAGAGACGCGAGGCACAGCTCAGCGCCGAGCCGATGTGTGCCTACTGCGCGCGCCAAGGATTCGTGACGCCGGCGACGGTCGCGGATCACATCACGCCGCATCGCGGCGACGCGAAGCTGTTCGCCGGGCCGCTGCAATCGCTTTGCGCGGCGTGCCACTCATCGGCGAAGGCGAAGGAAGAAGCGGCCCAGGCGATGAAGAAATGACGAAACGCGGCCGACCGGCTGGAGTGCCCAACCGCACGCCGCCTCGCTTTGCTGTTGAGCGATGCGCCTGCGGCAATCAGCTGAAGGTGTTCGCGTCATCTGGACGAGTCGCGAAGAGCTGCGCCGAATGCAGTGGACACAGCCCAAAGCGCGGACCTCGGCGCGTCTGCTGGCTCCGCAAGTGCTGGGGCTGCGGCGCCGAGATCAGCCCGCGCTCAGCGTTCTGCGCTCCCTGCCACAAGCAGCGCACGGCGAAGGTCCCTGTCACCTGCAAGGGCTGCGGGACACAGTTCGTCCAGGCGCGCAAGGGCGTCAAGTACTGCACGCACGCGTGCGCATCTGCGCATGATCATCAATGGCGTGGCGTCGCGGCTCAATCGTTCTTTCGGCGCACTGGCGCATCGGGCTACATCCGCAGGCGGATGCGGTCAGGCGCCAGGTTCGAGCCAGTGAACATGCTCCAGGTGTTCGAGCGTGACGGATGGAAGTGCAAGGCCTGCGGCTGCGATACACCGAAGCACCTGCGCGGCACGTTCGATGACAACGCGCCCGAACTTGATCACGTCGTGCCATTGCGAGACGGCGGCGAGCACAGCTATGCGAACACGCAATGCCTATGCCGCGTGTGCAACACATTGAAGGGACACATGGCGTTCGATCAGTTTATGAATCAGTACTTTGGGGGGGCGGGTCCAAACCTCACAGCGTTCTCTCGGCTAGACCGCCGTCGCCCTCACGCGGAGGTTTTTTTCGTGTCCCAGGGAAAAACTCAGCCAGAACGCTGATTTATGCCGGAAAAATCCGAGAAGCGCGGCCGCGGCAGGCCTGCCCACAAGCCGAATCCGCGCACCAGGCGGGACGTTTCGATCGCGGCCGGCGGCGGGATGCCGCACGAGGAGATCGCCATCGCGATGGGGATCTCGACCGACACGCTGCGGAAGTACTACGAGGACGAGCTATCGGTCGGCGCCAACATCCGGCGCATGGAAGCGCTCAAGGGGCTGCACAAGGCAGCGAAGCGCGGGAGCTCGAGCGCGGCGAAGGCGTACCTGGCGGTGAGTCCGCAGCTGGCGGTACCGCCGCCGCAACCGCCGGCGCCGTCAGAGCCTACACCTGCGCCGGCTGAGCCTGCGAAGCTCGGGAAGAAGGACCAGGCCGACGCGGACGCGAAGACCGCGCATCACTCTGATCCGGAGTGGCGCGAGCTGCTCGACGGGAAGCCGCCGACGACGCTGCAGTGAGCTGGAATCTTGCCTGTCCGGACTGGGCGGAGCGCCTGAAGTCCGGGCGGTCGCTCGTGCCGGATCTGCCGCTCAACGCGAAGGAAGGGAACCGGGCGGTCGCGGTCTTCAACAAGCTGCGCCTGGCGGACGTGCCAGGCACGCCGACGATGGGCGAGGCGGGCGGCGACTGGTTCCGCGACATCGTGCGGGCGCTCTTCGGCGCGCTGGATCCGCTGACGCGCGCGCGGATGATCCGCGAGCTCTTCCTGCTGGTGCCGAAGAAGAACAACAAGACGACCGGCGGAGCGCTTCTGATGCTGACGGCGCTGCTCCTGAACATGCGGCCGCGGGCGAGTTTCATCATGACCGCGCCGGTCCAGGACACCGCGGAGAAGGCGTTCGAAGCGGCCTCCGGTGCGATCCAGCTCGACGGAGTGCTGAGCAAGAAGCTGCACATCCGGGACCATCTGAAGACGATCGTGCATCGCGAGACGAAGGCGACGCTCGAGATCATGACCTTCGACCCGTCGGTGCTGACCGGGCAGAAGGTGAGCGGCGGCGCGCTGATCGACGAGCTGCACGTCCTAGCGAAGTCGGCCAAGGCGCCGAGCGCGGTCCGGCAGTTGCGCGGCGGGATGATGCCGTACCCCGAGGCGTTCCTCGCGTTCATCACGACGCAAAGCGAGGAGCAGCCGGCGGGCGTCTTCCGCGCCGAGCTCATGAAGGCCCGGGCGATCCGGGACGGCCGCATGCAGGGCGCGATGCTGCCCGTGCTCTACGAGTTTCCGCCGGCGATGCAGAAGGACCGCAACGCCTGGCGCGATCCGGCGAACTGGTGGATGGTGACGCCGAACTCGGGCCGCTCGATCGAGATAAGTCGCCTGATCGAGGAAATGGCGGCCGCGGCGCACACGGGCGAGGAAGAACTCCGCGCCTGGGCTTCGCAGCACCTCAACGTCGAAGTCGGGCTTGCCCTGCATTCCGATCGCTGGGCCGGCGCCGATTACTGGGAGATCCAGGCGGAGCCGCGCTTCACGCTCGAGCAGCTCCTCGAGCGCTGCGAAGTGGTCGACCTCGGGATCGACGGTGGAGGCCTGGATGACCTCCTCGGTTTCGCCGTGGTCGGCCGCGAAAGAAGCAGCGGCAACTGGATCGCATGGGCGCGCGCATGGGCGCATCCGTCGGTGCTCGAGCGCCGGAAGTCTGAAGCCGAGCGCTTCCGCGACTTCGAGCGGGACGGCGACCTCGTGCTCGTCGAGCGGATTGGCGATGACGTCGACCAGGTCGCGACGCTCGTCGCGCAGGTCGAGGCCTCCGGGAAGTTGGACAAGGTCGGCGTCGACCCGGCCGGCATCGGCGGGATCCTGGACGCGATCGTCGCCGCCGACGTGCCGAAGGAAAAGGTCGTCGGGATCTCCCAGGGCTGGAAGATGACGGGCGCGATCAAGACCGCGGAGCGCAAGCTCGCGGAAGGCGGGCTGATCCACGGTGGGCAGCCTCTTATGAACTGGTGCTGCGGTAACGCGAAGATCGAACCGAAAGGGAACGCCGTGATCATCACGAAGCAGGCCGCGGGGACCGCGAAGATCGATCCGTTGCTCGCGCTCTTCAACGCGATCGCGCTGATGTCGCTGAATCCGGACTCGCAGGATATTTCCGCATCGCTCGCCGATCCGATCCTCGCATGAGGAATATCAGCTTCTGGCAGCGCCTGCTGTCGGTGAAGGCTGCGCTGCAGGATTGGCTTGGCACTCCGATCACGCTGAAGGACCACGGCTTCTGGAGAGATCTGTTCCATAACATCGGGGGAAATTTCCTCGGGAAGCGCGTCACCGTCGACAACGCGCTGCAGCTCGCGACGGTTTGGGCGTGCGTCAGGCTGATTGCCGAGACGCTGGCGTCGCTGCCGCTAGGGTTCTACCAGCGGAACGAAGACGGCTCGCGCACGGCCGCGACCAGGCACAACCTCTACAACCTGCTGCACAACCAGCCGAACGCCGACATGACGGCGGTCGTGTTCTGGGAGGTCGTGGTTGCGTCGCTGCTGCTATGGGGCAACGCCTACATCGAGATCATACGCAGCGGGAAGACGGTCATCGCGCTTGGCTTCCTCCTGCCGTGGCGAATGAAGCCGCCCAGGCGGCTGCCGAATGGCGAGCTCGAGTATCGATACACGGACGACAACGGCGCCGAGCGGGTGATCGCCGGCGCGGACATCATGCACATCCCGGCGTTTTCACTTGACGGGATTTGCGGGATCTCGCCGGTGTCGTACGGGGCCAACGTTCTCGGGACGTCGATCGCGACGGACAAGGCGAGCGCCGAGACTTTCCGCGATGCCATGCGCTCGCCCGGGATCATCACCGTCAACTCAGTGCTGAAGAACGACCAGCGCGAGCAGATCCGCGCGCACGTCAAGAAGGTCGCAGACGAGGGCGGCGTCTACGTGCTCGAGAAGGGCGCCGGGTTCGAGAAGCTGAAGTTCAACCCGGTCGACGCCGAGCTCCTGGCCAGCCGCGCATGGAACGTCGAAGAGATCTGCCGCTGGTTCGGCCTCGATCCTGCGATGGTCGGCCACGGCGGCAAGGACTCGAACTGGGGCACCGGCCTCGAGCAGAAGATGCTTTGGTTCCTGGTCTTCGCGCTGCGCAAGTGGTGTGTGCGGATCGAGCAGGCGGTGCGCAAGAACCTGCTGACGCCGGTCGAGCGGCTAACGTTCTTCGCCGAGTTCAACATGGAAGGGCTGCTGCGCGGTGATTCGGAGGCGCGCCAGTCCTTCTACGCGTCGGCTGCGCAGAACGGATGGAAGACCCGCAACGAGATCCGGCGGCTCGAGAACGACCCGCCAATGCCTGGCGGCGATGTCCTCACAGTGCAGTCGAACCTGGTGCCGCTCGATCAGCTGGGCAAGGTGCCGGCGGCGTCTGATACCAGTGCGCGAGACGCGCTTCTAGCGTGGCTCGGAATCGAAACCGTGTCGGCCGACAACTCGAAGGAGCAGCGATGAGCAAGCGAACCATGCCGCAGCCGCAGATGAAGAAGATCGAGCGCCC